TCTGCAACGTTAACACCGAGATCGACTAGTAGTGTATTAGTCCTACTTTTGTGTACAATTACTTGATTGCTCATGATCGACTCCTTGTTCGTCTATAAAAATCTTGTCTGGTTATCTAAGTTGGATACCTAAAAAGGTCTTACTTTTGGTTTACAAGCAGAATCAATTTGTCCTATGGCAGGATTAATAACGCCATATCTTCCTAACTATAATAATGGTGGAGATATTATTATGATTTCTACTGGAACACTTAATGGTCAATCTGATGGTCCTGGTTCTGGTGGACGCTCTTTAGTCCGTATTGGTGCAGGTACTGCTAGTGCTGGACTCGCTGGCAGTTTTGGTCTTGTCCATATTTCATGGTGGGGTTAATATTATGAATGATTTTATTGATTTTGAAACGCTAATGAATCGCAGCCATTGGGCAATGATAAAAGACAACATTGTTACAAGTATTGTTTATTATGATGAACCTAGTGAAGAGTTAGAAAAGCGTTATACTTTTGTTGAATTACCAAATGGATATGATGTTCGTTCTGGAGATTCCTATAGTCCTGAAACTGGACTTTTTGAACGTCGTGATGCAATCGTTCCTGAAACAACTGTTGTGGTGTTTGAATGATTGAGGAACTAGGATTCGTCGGAAACATTTGGGTTCGCCAGAACTATATGGAAAAAGCTGGAGATATTCTTGGCGGTCACGCACACACACACGATCACGTAAGTTTATTAACCAGTGGTAGTGTTGAAGTTACAGTAAACAATGGTGAGCCTAAACAGTTTACTGCGCCAACGTTTATTGTTATCCGCAAAGGATTACGACATAAGATTGTTGCGTTAGAAGACAATACTGTTTGGTATTGTGTTTTTGCTTTACGTGATATTGATGGTGATACAACAGAAATAGTTGACGATGCTCATCTACCAACCTCCGTATCAACTTATAGTCCAGATATATACAATAAGTTTCTTGATTGGCTTGAAACAGAAAACCAATAGTAACAAAAGGAGACACTTATGACGCAGCAAGCAAACGTTGTAGCCGGAACACAAAAAATTGTTGTCGTCCCGAACACACAAAAAGTTCAAGTTATTGGTGTTGGAGTTGGACCAATCGGTCCGGCAAACGTGTTATCAATTGGAACTGTAACAAGCGGCGCAACCCCGTCAGCAACAATTACCGGAACAACACCAACGCAAGTATTAAATTTGGTATTAGCTAAAGGTGATACCGGATTGACTGGCGCTACAGGAGCAACCGGATCAACAGGAGCTACTGGTCCTACTGGTCCTACTGGAGCAACAGGTCCAGCAAACATTTTGTCAATCGGAACTGTAACAAGTAACGTAACTCCATCAGCAACAATTACTGGAACCGCCCCAAACCAAGTACTAAACTTAGTATTAGCTAAAGGTGATACCGGAGCTACCGGACTAACAGGTCCAACCGGCCCAATCGGCGCAACAGGGGCAACCGGACCCACTGGACCAACCGGACCCACTGGACTAACTGGATCTACCGGCCCAATCGGCGCAACAGGCCCAACTGGGCCTACCGGTCTTACTGGACCTACCGGTCTTACTGGTGCAACTGGTGCAACTGGCGCAACCGGCGCTGCGGGTACCAACGGTACCAACGGTACTAACGGTACTAACGGCGCTGGCGTAGCAGTAGGTGGAACGGCAAACCAAGTCTTATCTAAGATAGACGCAACAAACTATAATACTCAATGGGTTACAGCAGTATCTTTAGCGGCAAACAATACCTTTACTGGGCAGAATATATTTCAGTCAACATCAGGCGTTGCTATGCGAATAACTAATACTGGTACAGGAAACTCGTTCGTCGTTGAAGACTCCACTAATCCGGACTCAACGCCTTTTGTTATTGATACATCAGGAAACGTTGGTATTGGTACTACAACCCCTGAGGTTATATTACATTTAGATAGGGCTGGGGCGAACTATATTAAATATAGTGAAAGCGGCGTCAGTCGTGCTTTTGTAGGAGTTTCTGGCCAAACTTCATCATTTTTTGCGTCTGGCATTGGTTCTGATGTAGATAACGAATTTGGAATTCGTTCAGAGCATGCAATTAAACTAGGAATTGGTGCTCATGCTGTCTTAGGTATTGACTCCTCTTACAACGTCTCCATTTCAAAAAACTTAATATTTGAAGGCGCAACAGCTAATGATTTTGAAACAACTCTTACTGTTGTTGATCCTACAGCTGATAGAACTTTGACCTTACCTAATGTTGATGGTACAGTAATCACTACAGGAAACCTGTCAAGCATTACAGCGGTTGGTACTCTGACTGGGTTGACAACTACTGGCGGTTTTACCATAAACAATGCGTCGCCTACTATCTATCTGCAAGACACCGATAACCGTTCGTCAATGATTCATTGCAACAGCAATTTGTTTTATGTGTTGCGTGGTGATGGAACTAACTCATTAAGTTTTGCAACAGTTGGCGGTGAATGGCCTTTAGTAATTAATCTTGAAAACAATAATGCAAGAGTTGGTAATAACGTTGTCGTAGCAAATAATGGTGCTGCACCAGCGGTAACTGTTGGTAATTGGTCGGGTTCAAGTGCTTTTGCATCAGTTGAAACTACTAAAGGCTATATGCTTCTTGGTGCTACATCAGGAAACGACAATGTTTATCTACGTGCAAGAGGCGCAAACAATGTTTACATTGGTGGCAACGAACAAAATGTTCTTACTGTCGGACCTTCTTCGTCGTCATTTACTGGTGATGTTTCTTGTAATAGTTCATTTATTACTACTAACTATTATATTTCAACAGCAAGCCCCACAGGTTCGGGTTCTGCAGCGCAATGGCTTGGAGCGTTTGGTCAGTGGTATTTGATTCGTAATACTTCAACACGCAACGACAAAGAAAATGTGCAACCGTTGAACGGCATTGTTACGGCAAGTATGATTGATGATATTGATGTCCTTTTGTGGAGTCGCAAAAATGCTGGGGGTATTCCCGAGATTGGCCCGATGGCTGAAAACATGGATGACATCTCACCATTCCTGTCAACTCGTGGCATGGACTATGACAAGGACATGAATGTCGTCGCTACTGACCCTAATGGTATTAACACAAACTCTTGGATGAGTTTAATGACAATAGCAATTCAAGATATTCGACAACGACTACAACAATTGGAGAACAAATGAATGATCAACAGTTAGATGCAAATAAGGTTATTGAATCATTGCTACGACAGATTTCGGAATACGCTCAAAAAGTTGCTATGTTAGAAGCTTATATTGCGTCAGCCAAACAAGAAACTCAAGAAAAAGATCAATAATTATCTAGTTTAGAAAGGAAATTAAATGGCAACTAGTAAAAGAAAAAGGCGTCCAGCGACGTCGCCAGAAGCTAGAGAAAACCAGTTAATTTCCTCTGCGATTGACCTAGCTGAAAAGCAAATTCAAGATGGAACCGCCGCTGCTCAAGTAATTACACATTATTTGAAGCTTGGATCCACGCGAGAAAGACTAGAGCAAGAACGTTTAGCTAATGAAAATGAAGTTTTGAGGGCCAAAGTAGAAGCAATGGCCTCATCGAAACGCATTGAGGAGCTTTACGAAGCAGCACTTAATGCAATGCGCAATTACTCGGGCAAATATTCAACTACCGACGATGATGAGTTTGATTATGAAGATTAGAAAGTTTTCAGAACTATTAGACTTAGAAACATTCGAGGAAAGATTTGAATATTTAAAATTAAACGGTGAAGTTGGGCGATCTACATTTGGATTTGACCGATATTTGAATCAAAACTTTTATCAGTCAGCCGAATGGAAGAGAGCTCGACGCACTGTTATAATTAGAGATAATTCATGTGACTTAGGAATTTACGGCTATGAGATTAATCATGGTTTAGTTGTTCACCACATGAATCCAATGACTTCTGATGACATTGTTCATGGAGAAAGTTGGATATTTGACCCGGAGTATTTGATTTGTGTAACCGATAGAACACACAACGCAATACATTATGGCGATGCTAGCTTATTAAACATTAAGTTTACACCACGATCAGCAAAGGATACAAAACTATGGTAATGTCAGGAATTGAAAATCTAAAAGCCTCTGCTAGGGGTTTGAAGCTTGCTCCAGCTGAGCAAGAGTATGCTGATGCCCTAACTAGTATAGCTGACAAGTACGGTAAATTATCAGACTATGATGAGAACGGTATTTGGGTCGGCTATGTTAGGGCCAGTCAAAACGATAACTTGAAGCGTGGTGTAGCCTGTGTCAATTGTTATTTTTACGAAAGTGAAACTAAAGAATGTCACATCGTTAAAGTTAAAATCGAACAGGGTGGATATTGTAGACTAGCAGCAATCTATCCCGGCCTAGTAACAAAGTAGAAGTGAACTATGGAAACAAGTATTTTAAAAAGTACAAAGAAAAGCCTAGGATTAGATGCAACGTACACTCCGTTTGATCAAGATATTTTAGTATGCATTAACTCCGCATTAGGAACACTAACACAAATTGGTGTATTACCTAATGCTGGATTTTCTGTAGTCGACGCTACTGACACTTGGAGTGAGTTAAATTTGTCGCTACCAATGCTTGGTATGGTTAAGAGCTATATTTATGTGAAGGTTCGAGTATTGTTTGACCCACCAACAACTTCGTTCTTATTGTCAGCATATCAAAAACAAACAGAAGAGTTTGAGTGGCGCCTTAAAATGTTAAAAGAATACGAAACAAGTTTGTTGTGATTAGTTATGGCTACTGAAGAAATTATATCTTTTAGAACTAGTAAATGGAAAAGGTTTGATCCTGATTTTGCTGAAATGATTCGCACAGAGCATCCTGATATTTGGAAGCTCGGTGGAAACATCAGAGGTAATGATCAATACCGAAAACTATATCCAATAACAAAACGAAATGGTGTTCCAAATTCGCAGGTTGAAATTGATGCTCTAAAGTTAAGAGAAGCATGGAACGCAAGACATTACAATGATTTTAGAATTGCGGGAGTTATCGCGCAAGTCAAATGGCTAGCAGTAGGAAGTCGAGGTGAACAATATATGAAAAATTTAATCAATGAAGAAATTGAAAAAAGGTCTGATTCAATCAGCCAATCTATGAGCCTAGAAAATCACTTAGCACATTACGGCAAAAAAGGTATGCGTTGGGGTGTTCGTAAATCAAGTTCGGGTAAAACATCTGCAAAAGTTCCAAAAAGAACAAGTTATAAAAAGCCGCCAACAAAATTATCTGACGCTGAACTTCAACGTAGGGTTAAGCGTTTAGAAACAGAAAAAAGATACATAGAGTTAAACAAAGCTACTAAAACAACCGGTAAAGGTAGAAAAGTAGCTGATAAAATACTATCACAAACTGGAAACGCTGCTGCTACCGCAATTGCTGGTGCTGTTATTGGCGGAGCTGGAGTAGCTATAAAATCGGCATTGAACAAAGCTAAAACTTAGGAGATTAAAATGAACAATTTTAATAACATAGACACTTACCTTGAACACTACGGTAAAAAAGGTATGAAGTGGGGCGTTCGTAATCGTGCAGCACGATCACTTGGATTTGGTGGATACGCCACTAGAGCTGCAGCTAAGTCAAAAGCAAAAGCAGCAAGCCCAAAAGGCATTGCCAAACAAAACCGTAAAGATGCAAAAGAATTGAAAGCAAGGCTAAAATCAGACGCACGTTACGAAAAGTATAAAGCAAATAAACCAACTGCAGCACAACTGAAAAAGAATAGACAAAGAGCTAAAGTTGTTGGTGGTGTAGCTATTCTAGCAGGCACTGCCGCAGCAGGAGTTGTTTTAGGTAGGCGAGGAAGAATTAAAATTTCAGACGCCAATAAGATGGCAAGCGCTAAGTCAGCTAAACTTGTAAGTGAAGTTGGTTCGTTCTTTGTTAAAAACAGTGTAGATAGAACTATATTAGCAGCTAACGTACGAGATATTGCTGAAGGACTTTACTAAAATGAACAATTTTGATGATGTAGACACTTATCTCGAACACTTTGGTAAAAAGGGTATGAAGTGGGGTAAAAGAAGCGCAAGTTCAAACGCTACTTCTACATCTAGTGGTGTAAAACAAACCGAACAGAAACCAAAAATGTCTAATAAGAAAAAAGCAGTTATTGCGGCTAGTGTTACCACTGCTTTTGTTGGTGGAGCATTTTTAGCTAGTCCAAAGGGAAGAAAAACATTGTCCACATTAATTTCTAAATTAAAAAATAATCCCACGACAACCGTAAAACCAACAGTAACATTTACTAAACAAGGAAAACCTGTACAAAAAGTAAAGTTTAAATCATATTCTCAAGATCTCAAAAAACTTAAAAGTTATGTTGATAGTCTTGAAAAAGATCTGGGTTTACCACCAGCAACAGCATCCGAAATAGCTGCTGCTGGAAAAAAGCTTGGGTTTAAATAGGAGGTTAAATTGGTACTATCAAATACAAAAACTCCTATTTATTATGGAGAATTTAGAGATTCAGTTGTTTCTGGAAAAACGTTAGTTAATAAAGAAATCTCTATGGAGATGAATAGAATTGATTCTCTAATAGAAAATCCAGATATGTATTATGACGATGAAGCTGTAAACGGTTTTATCGACTACTGCGAAAAAGAGTTAACATTAACTGATGGTACTGATCTTCACCTATTAGACACGTTTAAAGTATGGGCCGAACAAATTTTTGGATGGTATTATTTCGTTGATAGAAATGTTTACGACCCAAAAGTAAATAGTGGTAAAGGTGGTTTTGTTTTAAAGACTGTTAAAAAGCGTCTAACAACAAAACAATATTTGATAATAGCTAGAGGTGCGGCTAAGTCAATGTATGCTTCGTGTATACAATCATATTTTTTAAATGTCGACACCTCTACTACTCATCAAATTACAACATCACCAACAATGAAACAAGCTGAAGAAGTAATGTCACCGTTACGAACGGCGATTACACGTTCTAGAGGTCCTCTTTTTAAATTTCTAACAGAGGGATCAATTCAAAATACTACGGGCTCTAGAGCTCATCGAGTAAAACTAGCGTCTACTAAAAAGGGTATTGAAAACTTTCTTACTGGTTCTATACTTGAGATTCGACCCATGTCAATTAATAAGCTACAAGGTTTAAGACCTAAAGTAGCTACCGTTGATGAATGGCTTTCTGGAGATATTAGAGAAGACGTTGTTGGTGCAATTGAACAAGGAGCGTCTAAGTTAGATGACTACTTAATTCTAGCAATTAGTTCTGAAGGAACAGTTAGAAATGGTTCCGGCGACACAATTAAAATGGAATTGTCTAATATTTTAAAAGGTGAGTACTTAGCGCCACACGTTTCTATTTGGTATTACAAACTAGATTCTATTGAAGAAGTTAGTGATCCAGCCATGTGGATTAAAGCCAATCCAAATTTGGGAAGAACCGTAACCTACGATGTATATCATTTAGATGTCGAAAGAGCTGAAAAGGCTCCAGCATCTAGAAATGACATACTAGCTAAAAGATTCGGTATACCGATGGAGGGTTACACGTATTTCTTTACATACGAAGAAACGTTACCCCATCCTCAAAGAGACTTCTGGCAAATGCCCTGCTCTTTAGGAGCGGACCTTTCTCAAGGTGATGACTTTTGTGCATTTACTTTTCTATTCCCGTTCTCAAATTATTCTTTTGGTATTAAAACGGTTAGTTATATTACTTCGTTAACATTAATGAAACTTCCTGGAGCAATGCGTCATAAATATGAACAATTTGTAAATGAGGGTAGTCTTCATGTTTTAGAAGGAACTGTTTTGGATATGATGGAAGTTTATGATGACTTAGATCAGTTAATCATGGCTAATAACTATGATGTTAGATGTCTAGGATTTGACCCGTATAACGCAAAAGAATTTATAACTAGATGGGAATCTGAAAACGGACCCTATGGAATTCAAAAAGTTATTCAAGGTGCTAAAACAGAATCTGTTCCCTTAGGAGAATTAAAGATTCTATCTGAGGAACGAAAGTTAATATTTGATCAAGAGTTGATGTCTTTTGCTATGGGTAATGCTGTAACATTAGAAGACACAAATGGTAATAGAAAACTTTTGAAAAAAAGAAGTGAAGAAAAAATCGATAACGTTGCTGCTTTATTAGACGCATACGTCGCTTATAAAGCGCACAAAGAAGCATTTGAATAGGAGAAATAAAATGAATTTTGATAGCGTAGACAATTATCTTGAGCATTACGGCAAAAAAGGTATGAAGTGGGGCGTTCGAAGTAATGTTACAACAGCTGGATATAGTAAAGCTGGTATCGGTAGAAGTTATAGAAACAAAAGTGGAAAACGTGTAACTAAGCCAACTGTCCGCACACAAAAGGTTATAGATGCACAGAAAGCAGTAGCTGGTGGCGAAAAAGGTTTTAAAGTTAAATATCAAGCCTCTAGGAATATTTCCCCATATCAACTATTAAAAGCTAAAGGCAGTATACAAAAAGCCTCAAAAACCAGGATTGAAAAAGGCGCTGCTTTTCAAAAAAAGTCTAATGCTGGACAAGCTAAAATACGAACCAGTTTGACACGAGTACTTGGTCTCCAAGTTAGCGAACTAAATTTCGAAGCATAAAAATCAATTAAAATTAGGAGGTGATGATATTTGGCAATTTTCGATAAATTCAAAAAAGCATGGAATGCTTTTCAAAGTTATGAAGAAGAAAGTTTTGATTATAACTTAGGTCCAACTAGCACATATCGTCCAGATAGAACTAGACATTTATTTTATAACGACAGATCAATCATCACTGCTATATATACAAGAATCGCAATTGATGTTGCTAATATTAAAATTAAACACGTCGTCGTTGATGAGTTTGGTAGGTATTCAAAAGATTCTAAAAGTTCATTAAATGACTGCTTAACACTAGAGCCAAATATAGATCAATCACCGAGAGCCTTTAGACAGGATCTTGTTATGACTTTATTTGATAAAGGAGTGGCTGCGATCGTCCCCGTTGATACTGCAGCGAATCCAGATACTAACAAAAACTATGATATTTATACACTAAGAGTTGGTGAAGTAACGCAATGGTATCCTAAACATATTAGAGTTAGTGTTTATAACGAATCTAAAGGTCTTAGGGAAGAAATAACACTACCAAAAAGATATGTTAGTATTATTGAAAACCCCTTGTACGCCGTAATGAATGAGCCAAACTCAACGCTGCAAAGGTTGTTAAGAAAACTAACGTTACTAGATACAGTAGATGAACAATCTAGTTCTGGTAAATTAGACTTAATAATTCAATTACCTTATACTATTAAAACTGAAGCTCGCAAACAACAAGCAGAGCAACGTCGAGAAGATATTGAATTCCAACTTAAAGGTAGTAAATACGGTATTGCCTACACTGATGGTACCGAAAAAATAACACAGTTAAATAGACCTGCTGAAAATAATCTTTTGAAGCAAGTCGAATATTTGACGCAAATGCTATACGGTCAACTCGGTATTACAGAAGCCATCATGAATGGTACTGCTGACGAAAAAGCAATGCTAAACTACTTCAACAGAACAATAGAACCAATTCTTGAATCCATTATTGAATCGATGGAAAGAGTGTTTGGAGCTTCTGTTGGATCAGCCAATGAAAAGTTTAAATACTTTAGAGACCCTTTTAAACTAGTCTCTCTTACTGACATTGCACAAATTGCGGATACTTTTACTAGAAATGAAATTTTAACAGCAAATGAAATTCGCGGCTACATGGGAATACCACCAGCTACGGATCCAAAAGCTGATAAACTAACTAATAGTAATATGCCGCAACCAGTTGACACCGTCCCTCAAGATCCGTACAGCACGGGCATTTAAAAGTTTTAGGAGAACCAATGAAACCTGTTCTTATTATTTGGAATGACGCTCATGCTGGTTCTGGCTCATGGGAATATTTAAGCGATATGGAAGATACTGGCAATTATGTTGTTAGATCTATTGGGTACTTAATAGATTCAAAAAAATATGGTAAAAAAAAACACGTGTCAATAGCGCAATCTTTAAGTGAATTAGAGTGTGTTGATTCTGTTTTACACATACCAGTTGGAATGGTAGTGGAAATAATCGATTTAATAGAAGAACCAAAACCATTAAGTTCTTTAAAACTCCCACAGATATTTAATAAAAAGTAAAAGTAGTATTTATTAGAAAAGGATAAAACAATGGCAAAATATGATTTTAGTGGATATGCCACTAAAGCTGGCTTGCGTTGTAGCGATGGACGAACCATTATGCCTGGCGCTTTTAAGCATCAGGACCAAATGAAAGTTCCATTGGTATGGCAGCATGGTCATAATGATCCAGAAAATGTTCTAGGCCACGCAATTCTCGAAAACCGAGAAGATGGCGTTTATGCTTATGGATATTTTAATGACTCAGTAAAAGCTAACCATGCAAAAAGTTTACTTGAACATGGTGATATTAATATGCTTTCAATCTGGGCTAATGAGTTAATTGAAAAAGCTGGTCGTGTACTTCATGGAGCAATTCGTGAAGTAAGTCTAGTACTCTCAGGAGCAAATCCTGGAGCAATTATCGAAAGTGTAACTATTCGGCACTCTGATGGCTTTGAAACACAGCTTGAAGATGAGGCTATTATTTACACTGGTATTGAACTTCTCCACTCAGTTGAAGAAAAAGAAATTGTAAATCAACCTATTAATGTAATCGAACACGTAGATAAAGCAAAGGAAACTCCAATGGCAATGAATCAAGATATGACAGTGCAAGATGTATTTGACACTTTGACTGACGAACAAAAGCAAGTAGTATACTTTCTTATCGGTCAAGCAGTTGAAGACAGCGAAGCAACGCTAGCACAGAGTGGATTGGACGACGACGCAACTGCGCAAGAAGTCTATGAATCACTAAATGAACAACAACAAGAGCTATTCAACTCATTATTTGAGGACGCACAAGAAGAAATTAATCACGCAAACCAGAAAGGTGAAGAAATGTCACATAACATTTTCGAAAACAACAATAAAACACAGGCAGCTATCTCCCACGCAGATTTGCAGGGCATCGTTGCTGACGCTTCAAAGAATGGATCCCTCAAAGACGCCATTGAGTCGTATGCTCTTTCACACGGTATTACCGATGTAGACATGCTGTTCCCTGAAGCTACAGCATTGGACGCTGTTCCGGAATGGCTTAAGCGTCGTACGGAATGGGTTGCCAAGTTGCTTGGTGATACCCGTAAGAGCCCGTTCAGCCGCATCAAGACCATGCATGCAGACATCACCCTTGAGGATGCCCGTGCTAAGGGTTATGTAACCAGTGCACTGAAGAAGGAAGAATACTTCGGCGTCTCAAAGCGCATCACCACCCCGACCACCATCTACAAGAAGCAGAAGCTTGACCGTGATGACATGATTGACATCACCGACTTTGATGTTGTTAGCTGGTTGAAGGCTGAAATGCGTATGATGCTCGACGAAGAAATTGCTCGTGCAATCTTGATCGGTGACGGTCGCGATGTTTCACACGAAGACAAGATCAACGAAGGTAACATTCGCCCGATCGCTAGGGATCACGAGTTGTACACTACCGTTGTTAACGTTAACATCGACGACGCAAACTCCTCAGTGCAAGAAGTTATTGATGCAATCATCAACAACCGCAAGCACTTCAAGGGTACCGGCACCCCAACGATGTACACCACCGAAACCTATATCGCAAAGTTCTTGTTGCTCAAGGACACCCTTGGTCGTCGAATCTATCGTGACCTTGGCGAATTGGCTTCGGAACTGCGTGTTCTGGACATTGTTCCGGTTGAAGTTATGGAAGAAGAAGCAGATCTCGTTGCTATTCTTGTCAACCCGCAGGACTACGTCCTCGGTGCTGACAAGGGCGGCGCAATCTCAATGTTCGACGACTTCGACATCGATTACAACCAGCACAAGTACCTCT